TTTGCGAATCTAGAAGAAGCTCAGATGTATTGCAAGGTACTTCAGCGCAAGTATCCTCGTGACAATCTGTACCTCGGAAAGGTAGGATGCTGGCTACCTTGGGATCCTTCTGAACACGTAATGCCTGAAGTTGAGTATGCTGAGAAAGAATTGAACGAGATGATGCGTAAGTACAAGGAGAATGAGATGAATAAAGATATCTTCTTTGAGGAGCGCAAGAATGAGAAGATGGAACAACAACGCAAAGATAATGCCAAGCACAAGGCTGAGCTAGCTGACAAAGGACAGGCAGAACTCAAAGATGTAGCAACAGCACTAGAGAATGCCCCTATTCATCCTGCTGAAGGGGGTCTTCGCGAAGAATTAGATTAGTGCGTTAAGAATAAATGTCGACGTTACGTGCCGATGCTCCTGCGTTTGATCCTGTTCAAGCTCAAGCAGAACAAACATCTAGAGAAGTCGCCGAGAAAGCGTTAGAAGGAGAAGAGAATAAGCCATTAGGTCAAGGCAGACGTCGTAAGTCTCGTAAGTCTCGCAAGTCTCGCTCTAAAAAAACGTCCAAGAAGACTCGCTCTCGTAGACGTCGTAGAGGAGGAAGTAGTTGTTCTGGAATATAAATATAAACGTACATAGTAAATAATGAAGTTCTATCACTTGTCAGATAAACCATTTACTAAACTCCGAAACCGGAAATTAGGAATTGGATTTAAACCTCCTGGAATATGGTTAGCTCCTTCTGGAGTATGGAAAAAATATATTCAAGAAGAGTTAGGAGGAGAGATTCCTAAGTACGAATATGAATTTGATATTGATATGACTAAAGTTTTAACCTTAAACACGTACAAAGATGTTTCTGAATTTCAAGAAAAATATAAAGATAAAATTTGGAAATTTAATCAATATAATATTAATTGGGATCTTGTAAAAAAAGATTATGATGGCATTTATATTAAAAATGCTCAAATCAAAAAAGCTCGTGATGAATTTATGTGGTATTCTATGTTTGATATAGAATCAGTATGTATGTGGGCTAACCTTTCTTCACCCAAACTTGTGGACCCTTCTTCGTCTGCAATTTAGCAGCATCAAATTCATCACCTGCTAACATTGTGGATGAAAAGGGTTGATTTCCTTGCCAGAGACTGTCATCGCATAAATGGAAGCTCGGATGATCACTAGCTTTATACCAAAATACTTGATCTTCTAGTTTATTGGATTGTACACCGTTCACAATGACAAGACATTCAAAACGTTCTGTACATTGATCCATAAATTGAGAAAACATATCAAATGTTGGAAACATACCAGCATAATTCTCGTAAATTCTTTTGCGATTGGAAATATTATTTTCTCGCAAAATAAAGACGAAATCAATATTTGTACGTAAATTTGGAGGAACACCCAAAGGATATTGCATAGTAATCAGAGTAACCATATCAATGTGACGACCATTCATAAAAATGTATCGTGTAGATTCTTCATTAATCCAAGACTTATCATACAAACAATCATCCAAAATAAGAAACGCACGAGGATCTAATTGAGAATTACCACCTCTCTGCTTCTTTTCATGATTACGTTGTTGTTTGACTGCTAACTGTCTTTTAATAGCATTCATTACAATGTCAGGTTTGTATTTATCATGAATTAACTTAGAAGGAACCATTTCTTGAAAAAAAGGATTGGCTACTTCTGTACCTGAAATCACAGTTCCTACAGGAAAACATTCACGTGTATTCGCAAGAATATCACGAACTAAGAAAGACTTTCCCGTATCCTTCTTTCCGATAAGAACAATCATTGGAGATTTTCTAGAATCGATCTCACAACGTTCCACAATCGTTTTAATCGAGAACTTCTTAATTTCAAAGTTCATCGCGGTAAGATTACTTAATCCTTAGTGTATAAAAGAATATAATGAAACGTAAGTCAGAACTACGTTGTAACCCTATACCCATCCAACTTTCAAGAGGTGTCCCAAAAAGTTCTATGTTTGGAGTTCAAAAATTACAAGCATTTTTTCCTCCTATTGAATGTTTATTTAAGACTGAAAAAGTAGAAAAGGTTTCTGAATATGGTATCAAGTTTCCTGATGTAACTATTAATGGTGAAACAGCTTCTACTCCTTCAGGAGATATTGCTATTCATCCAAAAATTACAATGCTTTTGAATCCCTATAAATGGATGAAAGGAATTAATTTAGAACTACCTTCTTCTACAGAAGATGCTACTGAAGTTCATAAAAAGCTACAGTCTCCTCATAATGCCGCATATGTTGGATCTTTACTCAATTCAGTTCTTTCTTTGTCAAAGTGTCAACATTTCCCACAAGTCTTTGGTGTGTACACCGGTGTTTCTGATGAATTTACACTAGATATATCAGATGACTACGAGGAATTGTGTGAACGTCCGTGGTTTTCCCGAAATATGGGAAAAACGTTCACAATAAAATTAGATTCGGCTGGTGAACAAATTAAGTACACGCGTTCTGCTCGTTTACCTCTAGAATTATGTGAAGATATAGAACTTGATGATGTTAAAGAAATTCAAGGTATTCCTTCAGAAGAGACAGTTTCTACCGAGTTTCAAAAAGTATTTGAAGAAGAAGAATGTTCGGAATCAGATTCAGAATCAGACTTATCAACATCTTACATTTTTGGAATTGAATCAGAGTCTGAATATTCAGTAGATGAAGAAAATGATGAACCTTATGCTTGGGCTACATTCAAGAATGTTCCTGTACAAGTAACTTTGATGGAAAAACTGCAAGGAACATTTTATAAACTGGTAACTGAAAATCCAGATCCTCAAAAATGGTATGCTTGGACATTCCAGATTGTCTTTGCTTTAGCATTTGCTCAACGTAATTTTGGATTGACGCATAATGATTTGCACGGCAATAATGTGATGTACATCCAAACATCTAAAGAATTCTTTTATTATTCGAGTGGCGGAACATCGTATAAGGTGCCGACATACGGATACTTACTAAAAATTATTGATTTTGATCGTGGAATTGGATATGTACGTCTACCAGGAATGAAAGAACCTAGATTATTTATGAGTGATCAATTTGAAGTAAATAATGAAGCAGGCGGTCAATATAATTGCCAACCATTTTTTAAGGATTCTGCTCCCATAATTAAACCTAATCCTTCATTTGATCTTGTTCGTCTAGCTACATCTATGTTCTGGGATTTGTACCCTGAAGGACCTGAAAAATATGATGATAAATTATTTAAATTATTTATTAAATGGATGACATTGGATGACGGGTCATCAATCTTATTTCAGAAAAAGGATCCTAGAATGGATAGATTTTATGGATTTGCTTTATACAAAGCGATTGCCCGCTTTTGTCGAGATGCTGTTCCCAGAAAAGAGTTAGCAGAATTCACAGAGTTTGTAGGATCAATTCCTGCAGGAGAACTTCCTCTCGTATTAGACAATTAAGTTATCTAAATAAACAATTGAACTGTAAGCAGAAAATATATGCATCAATCCATGCCAGAACATCTGAGTATTCCAATCTGGATCCCATGAAAAAAGTTTATACTGTTGTCCAACAAAATATGTATATATTCCAAATACTACAGGAAACCATGTAGCATGAAATTGTCTAGGTGTCATCCAGCAACTTAAAAATGCTCCATATCCAATAAAATTTATGATTGCTAAAATATCTAAATAAAAAAAATATTCCCATCGTGTTCCATGAAATAATACTGTTGTAGATGTTAGAAACAGCAATGTAACTGTCAGATAATATTCTTCCTGCATATATGCTCTGTATGCTGGAAACATATAAGATAGTCCAGTCAATACAAGATAAGGTTCTGAAAATTGATGAGGATCATGGAGTTGCATTACAACTTTAGTAAATTACGAACAGATCCATGTATACCATTCAAAGCTCCCAAAAGACCTAGAGAAGCAAGAAGAATCTGCCACCATACAACATGTTGTTGAACTCCTGTAATCAAATTGTATAAATTCCAGCCTAACGCAGTTAAAGATAATACAAGAATAATTGTCCAAAACATTATTTATAAAATGGATTGTAAAAAAGTAAAAATTGGGACTACAAAAAATGAACGTTACAATGTATGCACGCCTAGGCGACAGGACACTTTCTATTTCTGGCAGGACACCGCGGAATAATCCGGGTAGGACTGATCAGAGATATATGAAACTGCTGGAAAAGAATGGACTCAGTCTGGAAACTGTCCAGACGTTCATGCACATTGAACATGTAGGAAAAGACATTCTCTTTTCGTACATGTTTTCTGAAAAGTTTGGTGGATGGATATTTTCTGTCAACTACGGCAAGACATCTGTGTGCTACGGTCCGATGACATTTGAGGAAACACAAAAAGAGACTCTGGATATCTGTGTACGCATGGGTGTCTGCTATTAGGCCTACCTTGAGTGGTCTATATGGCTTATGTGTATTCCTTTTTAATAGGAACACAATTCGCCGTTTCTATAATATTTATACTGAGGACAAAATCCAACCGCTGTCTGATGAAAGATTTCTACACGAAAACGAGGAAACATTTTAGATTTCGTGATTGCTTCTTCTTCTGTCAAATAAATCGTCAAATCTTCCCATTCAGCACCATTGGGAACTAGAACATAGAGATACATTTATGATTATATTTTTACTGTGTTTAGATCAGCGTTTCGCAGATGCCCATACAGTATATGCTAAAAAGATTCCAAAAAAGTTTTTAGAAAAGAGATCTAGTATATTGTATCCAGTATTTTTAAGTGTATAAGGCATAACTGCGAATACACCGTACATTCCCCAGACAACTACAAACCAATAGAATACAAGATTCTTTAGTAATTCGGGAGTATGTAAAAAGGTATCTTTAATATACTTAAAATTTAATGCGAAGGGAATAAATCCTAGAGCAGTAGACAGATATTTATTTAAAAATCCAAGTTCTCCTATCAACCCAAAAAATAACATTCCTGCATTCAAGAGAACTATAGTTACTAAAGAAGACTTATGCTCAGTTAAAAAGTCAGCTAATCTTATCTTGCTTCCATCGTGGTTCAAATACGCAGACAAGGTAATCAACATCAGTGGAGTTGTAATAGCCCAATCTAGATAACGAAATGGAGTGATGTTTCGAGACTTTGTAAACGAGAAAACTAGCCAGCTATAAAACATAAATTCAATTATTTGAACAAAAAGTTCTACCTTTAGAAGATCTTTAAGTAGCTCATCTGCTGATTCAACTTGTAGTGCTACATAGTCAATAAATCCAACTATACCTTGAACAGCTAAAGATAGGACGCCAGATGGATAAATCATTCTATAATTAGATTAGATTAAAAAGTAGGTTTACCTACAAACATTTCTTGGATCACAGGACCTTCAGCAACTTCTTTAATAAGTTCAACAGTTTCTGGACTCTGAGTTACATATACAATACCACCGGACATCAATCCACCAAATACCATGAGTTTCGCAGCCGTGAACCAATCAATTTGTTCTTGCTTAGATCGACGATCCAGAGCGTACAAGATGAAACTGACAAGAGCAACACCAACAGAAACATAAACAATCCACATTTTAATGTTTTCCAAAGAATCAGTTTAAGGATTTAAAACGAGGTCACTTTCTTCAACCTTAGACTCAAGTTCGGCTAGAGCATCTACTTCGGGAACTACGACTTCTTGTGGCTTGTCATCTAAGTCTGTAATAGAAATACGATCTTCATCTTCAGTTAAATTTAGTGGAGGCAGTTCTGCTTCAGAATCAGTTTCATCGGAATCCGTATCAGGAATATCTTCGAATATCACAGACTTTGATTCTGAGACTGGCGGTTCTACAGGTTCAGAGAAATAAGACTTTGCGATAACTTCCCATGGCAAAAAGGATCGAACAACATCATCAATTGTACGATCAATAATCTGTTCAACTTCTTGACGATTACGAGCTTGTTGTTCAGATGAAACGCTCTGAGTCTTGAATAAGAATGCTGATTGCCATAATTTTCTAGCACTCTGCTTATACAATTCGTGAATAAACTTTGTTACATTAGGACGGTCAAATTCAACTTTAATCTGAGATGAAGCTCCACGATACTGTAGGGCTGCGAAAGATTTCATATAGGCTAAGAATACTCCAAGCAGAAGATCATCTAAGTATGTACACTTGGAACTTCTAGTAATTCGTTCTACTTCTTCGCCCAAAGTAGATTCTGACCATTCAGGGATCTTGGTAACCATATTTTGAAATGTTCGGATAACTTCAGTAGGTTGATTATTGCGATCACATAATTTTTGAGCAGTATCTTTAACACTCCAGAATCCTTCAGCAAGGCAAGGAACTAGTAAAGTTGCCAGATGTTCTCGAAGATGAATCTTAGCAGTTTCACTCATTTATGATTCTTCAGTATGTAAAAACGGATTATAAAAACGTAGGAAACTACCTTACATACAAGATAGAAATGCCAGGCCCTAATGCGATGCAAGAACTCATTAAGAGGGCAAAGGATGCGGCAGCAGCAAAAGCTACATCAACAACAGCAACTAAGGTCAAGCCTGTCAAGAGTGACCCGGTAAAACCTAAGTAACTGATTTGTTGGTGGGAATTCGTGAAAACGGATTTTTACCTGAACTAGAATATACTATTAGAAAAGTAGAAATGGCCAAGAATATTGATGCGCTAAAGCAAGAGTTTGCTGAGCTCCTCAAGAAGCTTGAGGCTATGGAAGCACGGGTTACTTTGCTGGAGTCTAAACCCGCAAAGAAGCCCAAGGAGAAGGCCGAGAAGGCTGAGAAGCCCAAGGCCGAGAAGCCCAAGGCCGAGAAGGCTGAGAAGGCAAAGCCGAACTGTCCAAAGTTTACGGCTAAGATCAAAGAGGAGTTCTCCAAGGTAATCGGCGACGACTACCCGGAGGACGAGAAGGAGCAGGAGACCCTCAAGAAGGAGTTTCAGAAGTATGCTAACGCAATACCTGCAGAGCAGTATAACACCGTAGAGTTTGCCACGCACGTTGCAAACTTTATGGCAAGCAAGACGCCATCAGTTGCCTCCATGGGAGGCGGTGCTGGTTCCGGGCTAAAGGTTATGACACACTCTGACCTGGTAGATGTACAAAGCGAGGTCGTCAAGACCGATGTTGTTGGCGTCTATCTTCTGGACGGAGCTCAGGTAACTGGGCCCCTGCGTGACGAAGAGAAAGAAGACTTGGTCACAAAGACATTTGGAGGTAAAGAGTATGACGTAGACGAGGCTTCTGGCCGCGTTTACGACAAGGATACCGAAGAGTTTCTGGGCTTTGCTCGCATCAAAAGTAAGAAGTTTGATGGTCTGATTGCCAACAAGTAAAGGGGTAACCCTTTTTTTATCTGGAGCGTCGCATAAACCCAAAAATTAAAGCTATAGGAAGCATTATATAAATCCACGAAGTTCCAAATGAAAATAATGTTATTAACGCTAAAACAACTCCAGCACCCACATTTTCATATGTTACACCAGTCTCAGATGTACTCTGATATCCAAAAATATAATTTCCAGACTTGTACGCATCAATAACTAAGAGACCCACAAAAAAGAAAAAGATTGATGACCATACGTATTGCATAAAGCTCCACGTATGATTGACTTTTTTCTTTGATGACTTAGCGTTTGGTGCTGAAAGTTTTACTTGCTCACCAGATTTAAACTTATCTAAATTTTTATGTCCGCCATTTAGTCGATATTGTATTTGAAGAATTTGTTTGTCAGAACCTGGATTGGGATCTGGAATACCCAAAGATTGTGCTGAAACAACAAAATCTATTTCTCCATTTTGTACTAATCCTTGAACTTCTGTTGTTACATCAACAAATTGTGTATCTACACCATACGTAGCTTTTACGATAGTCAGACCATCTTCGTTTATTTGTGTTCCTGTAGCTCCTCCTATTAGACTCATTCCCTTTATGATGAGAACACGACATTTCCGATTCCACGGAAAACTCTGAGAAAGTTATAGGATTCTACGTGAGCAGTTACTGTGTACGAATAAGGCACGGTTTGTTGCACTGTACGATTAATCGTAAAAATAACTTCTTCCGGATTGTACTGTGAAGGATCTACCACGATAGTTGGACGAGGATTGAACGCTGTAGATTTTAGAATACATACGGATGTTCCTTGACCTGCTGGTAGAATAGGAGGTTCCAAGGTAGATATACGTAATGTAGTTGAATTAAACATAGATCCATTTGCGTGACCAGAAGGTTGCTTTTCATGATCTAGAGCAAATGAATACATGTACACGCCAGGTAAAGGAGCACCTTCAACATGTTTATAATTTTGTAGAAGACTGTAAAATGCTACTGTCTTAGTTTCTTCACGATTCTTTCCATCAAAGATTATAGTAGCTTCAACTAGATTATCTTTTAAGGCTACATTAGGACCCTGTTGTTGCCCTGAAGAATAAATAGATGTTATAGGAGTCGATCCAACTTGATTTAATGTTGGAGGCCCTAGCCAATTTGTATAATTATCATAATCATTATTTGCTAAGAAATCAGAACGTTGTGCTGTCCATACAATACGAGTACACAAATTTGTCATCACAAGTTCTACATCTGTAGATGGACCACGTACACCCTGTCTAGTTACTGGACGTAAGTCTTTGATAATATAAGAAGTATCACTTTTAGCAAAATTAGCCATTTCAGCATCATTCAAAAAGATATAGTTTGCTTGTACAGATGGACGCAAAGACCAGGATGTTAATGAAGGATTTAGTGGACTTGCGTCAACATTTGGTGGACTCAGAAATCTGTTCATTGCGTACAAAGGATTAGCGGGATTCGGAGCAATACGTTGACGAAATGTCGGACTTGCGGGATCTACATCACGTACCGTAAACAATTGATAAATAGAAGCAAATTCTAATACAATTTCAACATCAGAATACTGTAAGGCAATCAACGGCAATGCTGCTCCAACATCTTCACAAAACCAGAAATGTAGCGGAATCAACAATTCACGTCCTAAAATAGATGGAGCGGCTTGAGCACCTGGACGAGAAATAGAATGAGGATATTGATTGAATCGTCCGTACGCATTAGCAGGATCTTTTACTTCAGGAATATTACCAACCATTCTGTCAACTTTTAGACGCATAGTTCCATTATGACTTAAATATGAGTACAATTTCATCCATTCTCCAGAATGTTTTACAATAGCTGTACCGTTTATGAGCAGGGACACAGAATTTATCATATTGTAACCCAGATTATCAATCCATTCAAATTCATAACCAGTAGCAAATCCTGGTGTGGTTGGATTCACTGGGGAATAAATATCAGGAATTGTAACATTCACATAACAATCGTGAACTAATTGTGCGTTTCGATCAACCTTACATCTAAGAAGTTTAGGTTGAGTAGGAAGCAAGTCTAAGTTCACAGATCGAAAATTGAGAACAAAATGTTCCATCGCAAATTCAGTATGGCGCTTGTACACTGATTTGAAATGTGTAAAGGATGGCTGACCAGTTACAAGCTGATCTTGAGCACCTTTATTGACTAACTGCATTAAGCCACCAGGCATTTCTTATTATATGAAAGAGTATACTAAAACTGATTAATTACATCTCAGGTGGTGGAGGAGGACCAAATTCATCTGGTCCATCCAAATTTCCAAGTCCAATTAAATCAATATGATCGTAAAATACATTGGTGTCAGTGTTCGAATAACCATATACACTCAGATTATGTGTTCCCGGGGAACTTTTAACTGATGTTCTATGAAATACTGTTAAATTAGCACTACCATTTAATCCTCCTTGTTTTTTAGGAATAGTATGAGTTGTAGTTCCACCTGTGCTTCCATTAAGTACTAAATATACTCCAACTGCATGTTCACTAGTGTGTGAATTCTGAATTTGAATTGAAACTTGTCCTAAAATATGCCCAGTAATTTGTGTTGTGATTTGTGTAGTCATTAATTGAGTTCCAGTTACACCGTTATCTGTAAGAAGTCCCGTGGTTCCAGTTGTTTGTTCATAAGCAGAAACTGTATAATACGTAGGACCTGTTTCCCCCGTAGGTCCTGTAGTTCCAGTAGGTCCTGTAGTTCCAGTAGGTCCAGCTATACCATTCTTACCTGTCGCATAAAAGCTGATATTTTTAATAACTGTTGGAGGGTTGGAACCGTAATTAGCCGTGGAATTCAGAGTTGCGTACTCTGTAGAGGTTGGAGCACCAGCAGTAGATGCGGAAGCGACGAGGGTACCGTTTACATAATAATATGCTATTGAAGGTGTTAGATAGATGGAAAATGTATCGCCAACTGCTAAAGTAGCACTGCCTACTCCGCCACTTGGAGCCCATAAACTTATGTCATTCCCACCCCCAATAATGGCAAAATAGTTAAGTAACCCAATTCCTACATATTCAGTGCCTGCAGTGAAACTTGGTGCTCCACTTTCTATTTTTGCTTGAAAATAGATACCAGCAGTCGTTGAGTTTAATAATTCTGTACTTAATACCGACTGATTAGGCAAATGTAGTGTTACAGAGTTTGGCGTATTAATTGTTGCAGTTCCTCCGGCATTTACTAATGTAAATAATGCCGGGCCCGTGATTCCCGTTGGACCTGTTGTACCTGTACTTCCCGTAGGTCCCGTAGGTCCCGTAGGACCTGTAGTTCCCGTAGTTCCTGTAGTTCCCGTAGGACCTGTACTTCCCGTAGGTCCAGTAGTTCCCGTAGGTCCAGTAGTTCCTGTAGTTCCCGTAGGTCCAGTAGTTCCCGTAGGTCCAGTAGTTCCCGTAGGTCCAGTAGTTCCCGTAGGTCCAATAACACTTCCTGCAAATCCACTACCATCTGTATAAGTTATATTTAACATTCCGTCTGAAACTGTAGTAGATGAAATTCCAACTCCAGTAGGTCCTGTACTTCCCGTAGTTCCCGTAGGTCCAGTACTTCCCGTAGGTCCTGTAGATCCCGATCCTACACCATTCTTTCCAGTAACAAAAATAGATACATTATTAAATTGATAGGTTTGATTGCCCAAGGCTTCATTATACTGGCATCTGAATCCGTGCAGTCCTGTAATTAATTGCGTTCCAGTTCCTACTAAAGTGCCTCCAAGATAGAAAAACATATTTGTTCCATCGTAGTACAAGGAAGCAATATCACCTGGGGTGTACGATGTAGTGACAATTACATCGTGAGGACCGTTTTGAGGTACAAATTCAAAAGAAATAGAGTTTTGTGCTGTTATTTCCAAATAATAACCCAAATAAAAAGGATTATTCCCAAAACCAACCGATAAAATATTTCCAGTTGTGGCTACAGCCGGTAGAGAAAATTGTAAATAGATACCATTCACATCAACAGAAAATAACTCTTGCGAATCTACACCATCACCAACAGTATTCAAAACAAATGAATTACTAGAAAGAATAGATGCAGTATTCAAAGGTACAAGCGTAAACATTCCTGATCCTGTGGCTCCCGTAGTTCCCGTAGGTCCCGTAGGTCCTGTAGGTCCCGTAGGTCCTGTACTTCCCGTAGGTCCTGTAGGTCCCGTAGTTCCTGTAGTTCCTGTAGTTCCTGTAGTTCCCGTTGGACCTGTTGTACCTGTTGTACCTGTAGGTCCTGTAGGTCCCGTAGTTCCTGTAGGTCCCGTAGGTCCAGTAGGTCCCGTAGGTCCTGTAGGTCCCGTAGGTCCTGTACTTCCCGTAGGTCCAGTAGTTCCCGTAGGTCCCGTAGGTCCTGTAGGTCCCGTAGGTCCTGTAGAACCAGTAGCGCCTATGTAACCACCTGTCAACTGTACATAAGTTACACCAGTTCTACCATTAGTGTCATTGAAACTATCGAAGCTACCGGTGCTAGCAAAGGCTCGCATAGTGTACACTGCGCTACCAGTAGTAGTAATGATTATTCTTCCGGTACCAGTGCTAGATTGACTAGAGACTAGGGTATTGTAATATGATAATATTTGGCTATTTGTAACAAGATTGTTTGAAGAATCATATAAGGCAAACTCACCGCCAAATGCTCCAAGTGTACCTTGTGCACGCATCCAGTAAGTAACATCCCAAGTACCAGCAGACGGTAAAGTAAAAGTAACTACTGTTACTGGAGTGGAACTAGGTATATTAATTATTGGTGTAGCTTGATATACGCTGCCACTAACAGGAAGACTATTATTTGCAGGTCCCGTTGGACCTGTACTTCCTGTAGTTCCCGTAGGTCCCGTAGTGCCTGTAGCTCCTGTAGTTCCCGTAGGACCTGTACTTCCCGTAGGTCCTGTAGTGCCTGTAGCTC